TAAATCAGTACAAATTGGAGTACGTTTTGAAGCACCACAAAAATATTTCCAAAAATTAATTGATATTAGTTATGATTTTAAATTATATCAAAAATTTGACAATGTATCATTACGTTCATTTTGTACTAACAATAATGCAGCTTATGTTGCAGTAGAAGAAACATATGGAGATGTTACTTACAATGGTCATGCTAAAAAAGGTGAAGAATTTAGAAACGATATGACTAACTTTGGTATATTAATGGAAATTAAAGGTATTAAAGATCCATTTGAATGGAGTAGGGATGTAGTATCTAAAGTACAAAAACAAGGTACTGGATTATATTATTCACCCAACAACTTTAGAGCACCATCTCAAACATCTGAAGATAATATAGTATCTGCTACGCCAATTAATTGGTTAGATTTAAAAAAAGTAATGCATTCATTTGATGGATATTTTGATCATATCCTTAACTTTATTGACCAAATGAATAAAGTATTTGAATTTGGAGATGATTGGGGTATGTATATTCCTGAAGTAAAATATTTAAGTCCTGAACCATTAGTAAATTATACTAATTTATCTTTAACAGAGTATCCAAATGTATATTTTGTAGGTGATGCTTTATCTGCTCGTGGAATTACTGTAAGTGGAGCGCATGGAATTTATGTTGCTGAATATTTATTGACATAACCCAAACCCCTGCTATTATGGAAGAATACGATGAATATCCAGACTTTATTGAAAGTTTTTAATCTTGTTTTGTTCCATAATATTTATAGATAAACATTACATAATACATGGAAAAATTAATTAAAGTAATTAGAGAATTAGTAATTGAAGAAATGAATAATGTCTCTGAAATGGCTAGACCCGGCCAAGTATACAAAGTTGGAGATAAAAGTAAATTCGAAATATTTAAAGACTTAAATTCTAGTGTTGATGCCAAGTATAAATGGGTAAAAGACATGATGGATATTGTAGGAAAAGCAGGTGATAGTGGTGTTTCATTAGAAAACCTATTAGATACTTTAGCTAGACAATACAAACATAATAAAACATCTCAAGAAGCAAACGTATTTCTTAGTCCATTCCTTAAAGATGGATTAGTAGCAGTTGCTGGAACTACATTTGCTCCTAAAGAAAAACCTGAACCAGGTGGAGCTAAAGGAAGACCTGCAAGTGAAAAAACTTTAATTGCTAAAGCTGTTGATCAAAAATTACAAGCAGACAATAATTACCAAGCAAATGAAGATGAATTAGAAGCATTAGGAGCTGAATTCATTGAAAAACTTAGAGCACGTGTTAAAGGAACATTGAAACGTGGTCGTCCTTCAAATCCAGCTAAAGCTAAAGATGGTATGATGAAAGATTTAAAAGGTTTAATGAATAACATGGATGCTAATTTTGATGGTGAAATTGATGATTTAGATGATGATTTTGAAGATGAAGATTTCTTACAAGAAAATACACTAAATGAATCATTTACTCGAATGCAGAAAATAGCAGGTATAATAAAATAAAATTAAAGAAAGGCTTGGATTACCAAGCCTTCTTTCTTATATTCATCAAAAATAATAAGTTATGCGAATTGGATTCACAGGCACAGTTTCTGTAGGTAAAACTACATTAGTAAACTCATTAAAAGAATTACCTGAATTTAAACACTATAATTTTGCTACAGAACGTAGTAAATATTTACGTGATTTAGGAATACCTTTAAATACAGATAGTACATTAAAAGGGCAAACGATATTCCTAGCAGAAAGATGTAGTGAATTAATTCATACAAACATTATAACTGATAGAACTATAATTGATGTGATGGCATTTACACTTAATGCTCAATCAATTAGTACAGTTGATAAACACGAATTTGAACAATATGCTTCTCGTTTTATTGAAGAGTATGATTGGATATTTTATGTTAGTCCTGCTGGAGTAGAAATAGAAGACAACAATGTACGTACTACTGATACTGTTTATCGCACTCAAATTGATCAAACAATTAAACATCTATACTCAGAGCATTTATGGAGAATTAAAAACTTCGGTATTATTGCCGGTTCTAACGAAGATAGACTGAAACAAATAAAATCTTATCTAAACATATAATATTTATAATCAAAACTCTATATAAATGAAACATAAAGACTTATACAATTACATTAAAACTGAAATTATAAATGAATTATCTGAAGTAGACCCAGACAAAACAAGAGGTACTGCAGTAATGTCAAAAGCAACAAACCCAGCAGATATTAAAAAAATAACTGACTCAGGAGTAGATGTTGAATTAAAAGAAGATGGATTAAATGAAATGGGCCGCAAAGGAAAAGGATATAAACCTGGTGCCAATTTATCAAAAGCAAAACAAGTATATACTGCTAGTAAATTAGCTCAAATATTAGAATTAATAGAAAATGCTGGTGAAGATGGTATTACTGCAAAGGAAATTCAAGCCGCTACTGGTATTAAAAATTTACCTCAACTTTATCCATTATTAGGACAATTAGCAGCTATTGGTGCTATTATTGATCCTAAAGTTACTGCAGGTGTTTCTGAGCCTGGAATTGAAGAACCAGAAACTACAGAACCTGAAATGGCTGATAAAGATGAAGACGAAATTGAAATTGAAAAAGACGAATACGAACAACCAGAAGAGGAAGAAGATATTGAAATCGAAGTAGAACCATCTGCTGCTGATCTTAAAGCTGCTGAAAAAATTACTGGTACTCCTTCAGGCAAGGAAGCAGAAATTAACACAGTAGTATCAAAAATTAAAACTATAGCTGGTAAAATAGAAAACTTAGAAGGTAGTGAATATGATATTAAATTAAAAGCTTTAAAACAATTTGTTGCAAACAACAAAGGTTTACTTAAAGGTGTTGATTTGAATAGTATCACTAATGGATTAATTTCTTAATGAAGTGGTTAAAAGATAATTTTCTCTTTATTGTAATTATTGTATTAGTTATTATAATTTTATTACAAAAATGTGGGGGTAAAAACATAGACACCCCCACTATTATTACTAAAATAGATACTACATACGTTACTATCAATAAAGAAATTCCAACATATATTCCTAAATGGAAAACTAGAGTAGAACATGATTTTATTCATGATACTATTACTAAAATAGACACAGCATATGTTTTGGGAGATTATTATTCAACTTATGTTTACCAAGATTCATTAATAACTGATACTTTAAAACTTCACATTAATGATTCTATCTCAAAAAATAAAATTAAATCAAGAAATATAAAATATCAATTAACATACCCTGTAATAACTGTTACTAATACTATTATAGAAAAAAAACATGAACTGTATTATGGGTTAGGTTTAGCAGGTGGTAAAGAAGGTTTAAATGGTTTTGGTCCTGAATTACTATTAAGAACCAAAAACAAATCAGCTTATGGTTTAGGAGTTGGAATAAATAGAAACTTCCAACCAATAATAAGCTTTAAAATGTATTGGAAAATAGGAAAAAAATAAATGTCTCAAGATCTCAAACAAATAATAAGAGAAGAATACATCAAGTGTGCTCAAGACCCAGCACATTTTATGAAAAAATATTGCCACATTCAACATCCAACTCGTGGTAGAATTATCTTTAATTTATATCCATTTCAAGGTAAAGTATTAAGTTTATGGAGAGATAATCCATATTCTGTAGTACTTAAATCACGCCAATTAGGTATATCAACTTTAGCAGCAGGTTATTCTTTATGGTTAATGTTATTTCATAAAGACAAAAACGTGTTATGTATAGCAACCAAAGTAGACACAGCTAAAAACATGGTTACTAAGGTAAGATTTATGTATGATAATCTTCCTTCATGGCTTAAAGGATCTAAACCATTAGAAGATAATAAATTATCTTTTAAATTACCAAATGGTTCTCAAATCAAAGCAGTATCAGCAGCTGGTGACTCAGGCCGATCAGAAGCCGTTTCTTTACTAGTAATAGATGAAGCCGCATTTATTGAAAATATAGGTGAAATATGGGCATCAGCTCAACAAACCCTAGCTACTGGTGGTGGTGCAATTGTATTGTCTACACCTTATGGTACTGGTAATTGGTTTCACCAAACATGGGTAAGAGCAGAAGCTCAAGAAAGTGATTTCCTCCCAATTAAATTACCTTGGTATGTTCATCCTGAAAGAGATGAAGCATGGAGAAAAAAACAAGACGATTTATTACAAGATCCTAGACTAGCAGCCCAAGAATGTGACTGTGACTTTAGCACATCTGGAGATATAGTTTACTACCCAGAACACCTAGAATATTATTCAACTACTCACGTAGTAGAACCTATGGAGAGAAGAGGTGTAGATAAAAATTTATGGATTTGGGAATCACCTGATTATACTAGAAATTATATGGTTGTGGCGGACGTAGCTAGAGGAGATGGAAAAGATTACTCAACATTTCATGTATTTGATTTAGAAACAAATGCTCAAGTAGCTGAATATAAAAGTCAATTACCTCCAAAAGAATTTGGTTATTTACTTTGTGGTATAGCTACTGAATATAATGAAGCATTACTTGTAGTTGAAAATGCAAATATAGGTTGGTCAACACTTGATTCTATATTAGAAAGAGGATATAGAAATCTTTATTATTCACCTAAAAGTGACAATATAACTTCTGATTCGTACCTTAGTAAATATGATGATATATCAAAAATGACCCCTGGTTTTACTATGTCACTAAGGACTCGTCCATTAGTAGTAAATAAAGGAAGAGAATATTTTGGAGATCACAGTGTTATTATTCGCTCAAAACGTTTAATTGAAGAAATGAAAGTATTTGTTTGGAAAAATGGTAGAGCAGAAGCACAATCAGGATATAATGATGATTTAGTTATGTCATTTAGTACTGGAATGTATGTTAGAGATACAGCATTGAAATATAGACAACAAGGAATAGAATTAACAAAAGCAACTTTAAACAATATACAAAAACCATCTCAATACCAGGGAGCTTATTTTTCATCGGGAACGGATAATCCATATTCAATGAAAACACCTGATGGAAATGAAGATATTAGATGGTTACTATAAAAAAATAAAATAAAATGGCAGATACAAGTATATTTACTCGATTAAAACGATTATTCTCAACTGATGTTATAATTCGTAATGAAGGTGGAAACCAACTTAAAATTATGGATACTGATTCTATCCAAAAAAGTGGTGAATACCAAACTAACTCTGTAGCAGATAGATATAATAGAATATATTCTACAAACGCTACATCTCTCTATGGTCAACAATTAAATGTTAACTACCAATACTTAAGAGCACAATTATACTCAGATTATGACGTAATGGATACTGATGCTATCATAGCTTCGGCTTTAGATATCATTTCAGATGAATGTTCATTAAAAAATGAAATGGGTGAAGTACTCCAAATCCGTAGCTCAGATGAAGATGTACAAAAAATTCTTTATAATTTATTTTATGATGTTTTAAACATAGAATTTAATTTATGGTCTTGGACTAGACAAATGTGTAAATATGGAGATTTTTTCTTGAAGTTAGAAATTGCTGAAAAATTTGGTGTATATAATGTTATACCTTACACAGCATATCATATTATGCGTCAAGAAAATTATGATCCACAAAACCCAACATCAATAAGATATAGATTTAGTCCTGATGGATATGTTGGTGGCACCGGTGGATATACTGTTCCAAATCAAAAACAAGATGATACAAGCGGGATATATTTTGATAATTACGAAATGGCCCACTTCCGTTTATTAACTGATGTTAACTATTTACCTTATGGTCGTTCATATTTAGAACCTGCTCGTAAATTATTTAAACAATATGTGTTAATGGAAGATGCTATGTTAATTCATAGAATATCTCGTGCCCCAGAAAAACGTATTTTTTATATAAATGTTGGTTCTATTCCTCCAAATGAAGTAGAAAACTTCATGAAGAAAACAATTACAACAATGAAAAAAACGCCTTACATTGACCAAAATACAGGTGAATATAATTTAAAATACAACATGCAAAACATGTTAGAAGATTTCTATATTCCTGTTCGTGGTAATGATAGTGCTACTAAAATTGAAACTACTAAAGGTTTAGAATACAATGGTATTGAAGACGTAAATTATTTAAGAGATAAATTATTTGCTGCTTTAAAAGTGCCAAAAGCATTTATGGGTTACGAAAAAGATTTAACTGGTAAAGCAACGTTAGCAGCTGAAGATATTCGTTTTGCTCGTACAATTGATAGAATTCAACGTATATTGTTATCTGAATTGTATAAAATAGCTTTAGTACATTTATATGTTCAAGGATATAAAGGTGAAACATTAACTAATTTTGAATTATCATTAACTACTCCATCTATCATTTATGATCAAGAAAGAATAGCATTAATGAAAGAAAAAGTTGATTTAGCTAAAAATATAATGGAAGCCCAATTATTACCTACAGATTGGATTTACCATAATATATTCCACTTTAGTGAAGATCAATATGAGGAATATAGAGATTTAATTTTACAAGATGCTAAACGTAAATTCAGATTAGGTCAAGTAACTGAAGAAGGAAATGATCCATTAGAAACCGGTAAATCATATGGTACACCACACGATCTAGCAGCATTATACGGTAAAGGACGTATGGTTTCTGATCCTGGAAATGTACCAGCTGGATATAATAAAGATATAGAGTTGGGTCGTCCTGAAGAAAAAGTAACCAATATTAATACTCAACAAAATGCTTTTGGAAAAGATAGATTAGGTAAAAAAAGTATGAAGGTAGATGATCAACCGGATTTCAATAGCAGATCGTTAAATGAAAATACTTATTTAAAAAATAAACAATTTGTTGATGAAATTGGAAAAAAATTAGTATTTCAAACAGATAAGGCAAAAGAATCGTTACTTAACGAAAATCAATTGCGAGATTAATCTATTTTTATATATTTATAAATAAAACCACAATCTAGAGATGTTAGTAAAACATTCAAAATTTAAGAACACGGGTATTCTTTTTGAACTTTTAGTTAGACAGATAACCACAGATACTTTATCTAATAAAGAATCTCAATCCCTTAATATTTTAAAAAAATATTTTAGTAAAACTGAATTAGGACGTGAATACAAGTTGTATGAAAGCTTACTTAAACGTACCAACTTAACTGAAGGTAAAGCAGATATCATTATCAATACAGTTCTAGAAAGTGCTAAACAATTAAACAAATCTGCACTTAAAAGACAAAAATATAATTTAATTAAAGAAATTAAAACTAAATATAATTTAGAAGAATTCTTTAAAACTAAATTACCTCATTACAAAGCTCAAGCAGCCATATATACACTAATCGAATCAACTGAAAATAGATCAGTACCTACTGAACAAATAATTACTAATAAATTAGTTATATTAGAGCATTTAACTTCTACTACTACTAAAAAAGAAAATAAATCTGATGAAGTAATTAATGAGTTAAATAATGTAGATAAAGATACTCGTATATTAACTTATAAAATATTATTAGAAAAATTTAATTCAAAATACGCTAATTTTAGTATTACTAAAAAAGCTATATTAAAAGAATTTATTAATAGTGTAGATAACCCAGTTAAATTAAAAGAATTTTATAATATTAAAGTAAGTGAATTAAAAAATGAACTTAATATTCTAAATAAAAAAACCAAAAACGATGTTACTAAAATTAAACTAAATGAAACAATAAACATTTTAGTTGGATTAGGTAAAAAAGATAAGATCAACAATGATCATATAGTTAATTTATTACAGTATTGTGATTTATTAGAAGAATTAAAACAAATAAATGGAAGATAAGGATAAAGAAGAAATTCAAGGATTTAAAACTAAATTAACAGGTGTAGATCCTGAGACAGGTAAAATGTCTTGGGATGTTTCTTATCAACCTGACTATGAAGTAACTTTTAAGGCTTTTAAAGATCTTTTTAAAAAATATAAAAAATTCTCTGAACATCCTGAAGTTAGAAAAGATCAAAAATTTCTTGAATTATATAAAGGAATAAACTATCTATACAATCAATTTAGAACCCATTTACGTGCTAATTATCCTAAAAAATATAACCAGTTAAAATCTTTAGATGAAAATCAAATTAAAGATCTTATTCATGCTAAATTAAAGGAAATGAGTGCTACAGGAGCTGGTGCAGGTGCAGGACATTTTGAACCGGGTACTGGTGCTAATTACGCTACACCCAACGCATTTAATCCAAATAAAAAAGCTAAAGGTGCTCAAAACATTTATTACTATAAATTAGGTTGGAAACCAGTAAACGCTAAAGCATTACATGCTAAAGCTAAAGGTATTGAACATAAAGATTTATGGAAAGAAAATGTAGAAAAAGAAACTTGGATTAACTTTATTGGCGACCCAAAACTAAAAGAAAAGGTTGAACAAGAAGTTAAATACTATGATGAAATAGAAAGTAAATTAAATACTTTATTACCATTATTAAAAAAAATAAAAGCTGAAACCATTCAAACTCTCCAAGACAATCCACAATCAGCATACAGCCCTGAATATGGTGCGGATATGGCCGTAGAATATTTAAATGATATAATAACTTTATTTTCAAAAAAATCAAGAATAAAATAACATGACACTACAAGAACATTATAACGCAATTAAAAATGG